AGTTTCTTTTACTTCTGGTATATGGTCATCTTCAATATTACCCTCTACTATTTTATCTATATTAAAACCAAGTTCTACATCTTTAAAACCCCAATCTTTTAATTCATCAACATCAAAGTTGTTAGCTAGTATATCTAAATCAAACTCTCCTGAGTTTTTATTTAATCTTATATTTAATTCCCTTTCATCTTCTTTAGATAAATTTACTCTAACTGTAGGTACTAGTTCAGCTCCAAGCTCTCTCATTATTCGTAAGCGTTGATGTCCACCAACTACTGTATTATCTGAGTTTATTATTATAGGATCAACTAGACCAAACTTTTCTAATGAGTTTTTTAAGTCCTCATATTGTTTGCTAGTCATTCTTCTAGGGTTATACTCTGCAGGATTTAATTCTGCTATTTTAACTTTTTCTATTTTCATTAGTATTTATGATTATGTTTATGTTTATTTAATTCTCTTAATTGATTATTAAATTGTTTGTCTGTTTCTGCTTTTATATGACAAGCTCTACATAAAGCAATTAGATTTTCTATATAATCTTTTTTCTTTGAAGAACCTAAACCCCTAGCGTCTATATGATGAATGTCACAAGCCTGTTTACCACAATGAGTACATAAAATTATGTCATCAATAACATAATCGTGATAGTCCATATATATTTTAACGTACTTTTTCAAATATTTATATCTTATATCTTTATATTTCCATTCCTCAACATCAGTCATCATTTTTTCAAACCATACTTTTTTTTTCATCTTTCTTTTTCTCCCTA